CCTGCTCCTACCGCACCTGCAGAAAATACTAAACCAGAAAAAAGTACTGAAGGACTAGGATTTGGATTTGCTGCAATGGTCGCAGGTCTTACTGGTGCAGTTATTGGTTTCACATCTGGATTTGTTACGACTCTCAACAATATGTTAAAGTTCATTAAGATTGATCTTGGCAAAGTGTTTCTTAAATGGGGTAATTCGTTTAAAGCAATCTTCTCAGCGGATGGAGCAATCGGTAAAGCAGTGTCAAAGGTAGGAACTTTCTTTAAACCTATGCTTGACTTCTTTGGCAGAATAGGCAAATTCTTTTCTGGTGGAGGAGTGCTACAGAAAGTCTTCGCTTCAATAGGAAAGTTCTTTCAACCTATCGCAACTTTTGTTGGTAAGTTTGGCGCAACATTCGCCAAGTTCTTTGGTTTCTTTAGAGTGTTAGGTAGAATATTTCTTCCTATTACTGTGGCAATCGAAGTAATATCAGCACTCTTTAAAGAGATGAGTAGTCTCGATGTAGGTGCAACTGTTGTAGATAAGATTCAAGCATTCTCGAAAGGCATATTGAAGGGTCTAATTAACGTAGTTATGATTCCGCTTGATATGATTATAAATGGTATTGCTTGGTTATCGAAGAAGATGTTCGGAGATACTAGTTTTTCTAAAGCACTCGAAGGTTTCTCTTTGTCTACTATGTTTAATGACATTGTTGACTGGATAGGAAATTTATTAAAAGCAGTTGGTCACAGTACAATGGCAGCACTCAGAGCATTAGTGACTCCTGGAGCATCTTCTACTGACGCATTTAAGAAAGAATTTGCTAGTATAATGAGTGGTGCAGGACCTACATCACCTGCCGAAAACGCAGTTGCGGTTTCTAGCGGCGGTGCTGGTGCGAGAAATCAACGCAGAATAGGTCAAGCAAATAGTAGAACTACTCTTGCAGAGATGAGTCAAGAAGGTCTTGCTAAAGCGGGTGTTACTGCTCAAGATAAATCTGTCGCCGAGAGACTGAGCAAGTCTACTATGCGAGATGAAATCAGTGGTCAGATTGGCAAAGAATCATTAGCAGTCGCTGGTAACGCAACAGTCAATATCACAAATGTTAATAATGTCAATGCTCCTACAACAACACAGAACAATGTACAAACTTCTAGTAGCGAATCTATGCTTGGTAATCCTACTAGCAATCGCCGTCGCAACAGATATCAGACTGGTTAATAAAAAAAGGGACGCTTTCGCGTCCCCTTAGTTTCATCTTCGACCGGGTTACTCCCAAATATAACGTCTTATGAAGTTGACGTTATTCTGTCGCCGCTAGTTTAGCGAAGTAAGACATCGTGTCGTCTTCGTCTTCAGCGGCACTAGGCATGACAGGAGCAGGTGCTTCACGTACAGGCGCAGGCGCTTCATTAGTATCTAATGCTACAGTCTGTGCAATAGTGCGAGGCGCTTTTTCACCAAGAACAAGAGCAAGACGAGCAGATAACTCTTCGTATGTCTTGTAGGCAGAAGGATCAGAGAACTCGCTCAAGTCATAAACAGTTTCATATAACTGCTCAAGTTGATCATCATCACCGCCCATTAGAGGTGCTGGCGAAGAGAACTCAGATTTATCATAGTTACGATACCCTTCAACTTGACGAATCTTCAGTTTAAAGTCTGCACCTTCCCAGAAGTCGAATGGGTTAACTGGTTTCTCATCAGCGAACTGTGGTTGCATAACATCCATGATCTTATCGAAGATTTTCTTACCATAAGTGTACATGAATACTTTGCCTTCATTGGCAGGATTAGATGGATCACTAACCACTAGTACATTTGATACATAGTGCAAACGGCGCTTACGATCACGAACAATTGCTTTGTTATCATCAGTACCTGTGTTCCATAGGATACTGTTTGCTTCTGATACTGGATCTTGTTGACCAATAGAAGTCAAAGATTTCTCGATGAACCATTGACCAGTAGGACCCTTAAACCCGTGATCCCAATAGCGAACCCAAGGAGTTTCACATGTTTCAGGAGCAGGGAGAAAACGAAGTACAGCATAACCATTGCCTGCTTTATCAACAGTTGGTTTCCACTGACGTTCATCTTTATAGGATTTCTTTGCGTCTCCACCACCGCCTGAACCAGCACCAGCGGCACTGACAAGATCGGAGATTGAGTTACGGTTGCGTTTTAGATTTGCGAATGACATATTTATTTACCTTTAGTATTATTACAGAGTATAGTTTCTAGTATGGTGTTGCTTTTTGTGTCCACTTGTATTTCATAATGTACTTGTATATAGTAACATAATAACTTACAGAAGTCAACCTTTTCTTTCATAGTGGCAAAGTATTTTGCCTTGGTAAATAATTTAGAGACATTGCTTCTGCCTCAATTTTGTTCTTGATGACAGGCGAGATGTACTTCTTACAATCTTCTACTTCCATGTTGTTGTTCTCACAAATCGCTACTACTGCATCCATATAGGGTTGTTGCTTCTCGCGCACCCAATCTTCTACCATCTTAGTGAAGCGACTCTTTGTCATCATCATACTACTTTCAAGTTTCATCATTATTATAATAACCTTCCATTTCTTCAGTCCATACACCACCAACATCTAAGTAGTGAATACCAATAGTTCTTTTCTGTGTACCGTCTGCATGGTATGCTGGCGAAACACATACAGCGACTTGCTTGAACTCGCGCTTTTCGCCATAGTGCGAATCTAACCACACTCCTGATCTGACATAGGCGTTGAGATTGTAGAGATAAGTTTCCATTGTACGATACTGACTACGTATCGTAGAATCAGAAGACTCTTGATAGTTTTTACTCGCCTTCAGAAACGCCTTAGTCTCTGCTATCCATTCCTTCACTTTCGGGTAATACAATGCATGGTCTTCATCTTTATCAAGCACTGATGCATGAATCGCAGGATCACTAGCAATTCTATCTTTCAGTTGTTGTGCTTTCTCAAGCAAAGGTAGAAGATTCTTCTTAATTGAAGTTTCAACAGTATCGGGCATATATCCCAATCGAATTGCTTTCCAACCATGCTTTGCAAATGGCAACATGAACGTATCAGGCAATAGGGCACTTTGCTCTGCCATATTCCAGTTACTACCGCGCACCCACTTCTTCATAGAGTGAAGGTATTCTTTATCAGTCACTTCAGCATGAACGAATTGTTCGCATTCAGTCCACGCTGCCATGCGCTTCTCTTCTGTATTCGCCTTCTCAAGTTTCTCCCAGTTAGGAGCAGGTACCAAAGTTTTCTTAGGTTTTGGTGTAAACTTCGCCTTCTTTGCCATTAATTAACTCTCCACCATTCTGGGATATTTCTCTTTGTCCATACTGCGAAATCACGCTTCGCTTCTCTGTAGTAGTTACGATACGATGTTAATGAATCTCCTTCTACTATGCAATGCTTGTGTGAACCCATAGCAGGAGTAGGTTGTGTGAACCCATCCGTAGGTATGTTTGCTGGTGGAACTAAGAGATAGTACTCTAATTTAACAAACGACAGATGCTTCTTGCCATAACGTCTTTCAAACTCAAAACATAATGCAATCCACATATCATACAACCACTGATAATTCTGTACTGATTTTCTGCACCAGATAGACGATGGATGATTGATGTGTGTTGCTTTATACAGCGTATGATTCATGGCAGAGTCTGGGTGGAAGTACCTAGCAATCTTACGACCATTAGTTGTTCTACCGTTCCAGAATTCGCCATCAATACATCTTTGTGCAGTCGATAACAGTTGTGCATACTCTACACACATCTTTACCACGTGCTTGTCGTTGTGCTGTTCAGCACATATTACAGGATCTTGATGTAAATAGAATATATTAATGTTATTTCTCCAACTGTTTTTGTTTTGCTACTTTATAAATCTCGCCTAACAATTCTTTTTCTTTGCTAGTTAGACTATTATACAAGGACTTTGACCGTTTGTCAACCTTTCCTACTTTACGAAACAATTTCGCTTTCTTTGAATTCACAGAATGATGCCGCTTACTGCTGTACGATACGCTTTCTCAAACTCTGCGTTGGTTGGTGTTACATAAACATAATCTTTGAAACGAACAGTATTGACATTCTCAATACCAGTCATGCAAATACCACGAGCGAAACCAACACCTTCATCACCAGCAATCAACATACGAGGATCATCTAACGTCAACCCACCGTCTGCATGATTCTGATTGTACTTGCCCATATACTCTCCTGAAAGAGTTACTACACTTACTACATCACCTTTAACAAAACTCATTACTTAGTCTCCTCGACCGCTTTAACTACATCAGGGAAGTGTTGCTTAATTATTTCCCAACATTTATTTGCTACATCCATATGCTCTTTCTGTGTACCATTCGCCATGCGCAAATCACAATAGTGAATCCATGAACGCAAACTACCTGCCATATACAGTGTTGTTCCTGTTAAACCCTCGGGCAACAATGCACGTGCCTGTTCCTTAGCAATACCCATATCAAGTGCGGCAGCATACTCTTTCTTTGCGAAGTTGCGAACCCTCGCTTGTGAACGTCCCCATTCACTCTTAATATGTTCATCATCAGTTACATTAGAGTTCTGGCGATTCTTCTCGTCTTGAACTCGTGCTTCACGTACCACATTAATATTCTCACTCACTGCATATCTCTGTGAGAACTCTTGAAAGGCGAACGACCTGTGACGTATAATCTGACGACCAATATCACGAGTTGTTTTAATCTCAAGTGTCAAGTGTACCATTTCAAGTGGTGACCAATGATTCTCCTTAATCAAATAACGAACTAACTTACCAGCAGTCTCGGTGTTATTCTGATTAGCGGGGTTACTCACTCTTGCCGCATATGCTACCAATTGCTCTGCTGAATTAACTCCAGTGATTGCACTAGGTTTACTCAGTGCAATCAAACTCACTTCATTTTGTTCCATATTAATCCCATAGTCCTTCGTAGTATTTACCAAATAGTCTGAAACCATTTGTTATTCTTTTTTGATGCGCTTCAACGCCTTTCATGTCAACTTGATAAGTATGATTAGGACCCTCTACTAATCGAAACATTCCGTCACCATTATCAACATGATCCCAGTCAGTTTCACCTTTTGAGTACTGAGACTGCCAATTAACTGGGGTTTTCTGTTCGAATGCCCAAATCATTTCGCTGATAACATATTCCCAACGCTCAAAGTATTGCTCATCAACTTCACCTTTGGTCTTGTAGTGTCGTTCGTCTTTCATGTCCCAACGTAGAAGTTCAGGAACATCTTCCATCTCAACAAAGGGTGCACCATGCTGTGTCTCTTTCAACTGAATAAGCATAGGAAGAATTATCTTTGCGAGTGTATGATCCATTGACCAAGTATCAAACTCTTCAATCACAATCTTCTCTTTTACCTTTGCTTCATATCCAAAGTGCCAGAAAACAAAGTTGTGATACCATCGGTGTCTAGGATACTTACCTATATTAACTTTCATATGTTACCTTTTAATCATTATGTATATGAAGTGTCGCTCTCGCTTAGGAATCATTACCAGTTTACGAAAGAGTTATCACTTCATAGGCACCATTATACAGCAAAGTAAATGGATTGTCAAGCATTATTTTAAAAAGAAAAGCAGTTTCGTGACATGCTCAGGTCGGTCCCAAGGCGGGACTAAATCTTAGGGAAAAGTATCTCGGTCATGAAATACTCTGCACGTTCTTTGCCGATCTTCTTATTCAGTGCGGCACGTGTGCGTGGGTTTGATGCTTGGTGTTTACAGTAATTATTCTGTGCGTCCTTGATGATATCTAGTGCATCGTAAGGATCATCTTTACCAGAGGTTTTAATAACGCATTCTTGGAGCATCATCATATATTCCATGAAAGTATCTATAGCAAACTCAAACAGTTTTTCAGTCTCCTCTTCATCAGGTCTGATAGCGACGAACTGATCACTAAAACAATCTGCCCATACAGGTAGTTTTCTATCTTTATTCCATACAGTGTCGTGCCACTTGCCGTCCCATAACATAGGTGACCAATCAACGAACGCTCCAGTAATTTTACCAGTCTTAGCACTACCGACAACATCGAATCCGAAGATAGGTGCACCGATAGACTCGCGCGGCATTACAACAACATGAGCAACAACCAGTCCATCAACATAGTATCGCTCTATGTGTGCTAGTCTAAACTTAGGCGATTCGTATCGATAGTTCTCCCATCCAAACTCCTCTGTCTCTAATGGTTTAACGCCAGCAGACGCTTCAATGATTTCTTGCATCTCACCAGTTAGTGCGGTTAGACGATCTTCTAAACTAATCATCTTTACCCATCCTTTCTAACTCTTCGAATATCTCTATGTGATAACGAAACCCTTGATTGACTTCATCGACACTTAGTTCCAATCCACGAATCGCCGCAATGATTTCTGATCGACCACCTTCGAACTTATATAAGTTACCATCAGAATAACCATTCTTTGCTACGATACCACCACCGAACATCATACCCATGTAGTTCAAGTAGATGTGTGAACTACGAAGATTCTCTTCAGAGTCGTATGGTCCAAGAATGTAATCAGCATATCTGTAAGCAGACTTAGGCATATTATGACCAGTTGCTTCTTCATCTAATGATTTGAGATCATCGATGATTGCTTGTTTTCTAGGTAGATTCTCATGAGGAAGAGTATACTCACCATATTGTTCCATAGCATTAAATATTAAATACTGGGCATTAAGATAGCGAACGTAGTCCTTCTTAGACAAAGTACCATCAATCATTCGAATAGCAAAGGGTGTCGCCTCTACTGCATTATGCAAGTCAATTGTTGCTTCTCTAATATTCATTCGCGTTTACACCATAATTATTAATTAATTTCATACCGTAGTTATTAACACCTTTCTGTATCAGAACAGTTGTATCTTTATCTAGCGGATTCTTTTTGAACGACTCGTAGTTTACATGGTGATGCCATCTACCATATCTCCATACCATCGTTGCCACGTCAGGATGCATATCAACAAGCATCTGTGACTTGGCGATTGTTCCTGCTACGTTATATCTTTCTTTTACGTCTAATGTTTCGTCTGCTTGAATAGCAACACCGTTCTCATCAATACCCAACTCTTTATGATAGAACTCTTCGGTGTTACCACCCTTGAGTGTCTGCGTTGCCATCTTGCCTTGAAGAAATGCATTGAACTGAATAGTACAGTCACCGTCTTTGAGAACGCGCAAACAAATGTCAGTGTCTTCATTGTAACGACCACGCCATCTGTGCTTACATTCATTGTCAATCAAGAGACAAGAATAGATTCTAGTGTTCTTTACGAATGCGGGGTATGCTTGATTAGGTGCGCAGAAGAAACGATACTGAGGTCCTGCTATCATAACATTAGTGTAGCGATCAACGAAGTCTTCCATAGGAGCAAAGAATGCACCACTCTCTACACGAATGCGCTTATTATTATGAAGGCGGTAGAAATCAGCAATATTGTCGTCAAGAACCCAATGGCGTTTAGCGCCAAGTGTAATAGAATGGTCCCAGCACCAATTACGAGCGCGACCTGGACCATCACCATGGTTGCTGAAGGGCAGAAGTAATAGAGTAACATACTTCCTAATGTTAAAATTATCAAGCGCAGTCTCATAAGCGTCCCAGTCTTGAGGTTCAATGCTAATGTAATGATGGACTTTCATTCTCGCTAATGACTGTGATGTCACCATAGAGTCTTGGCGTCCCTTTGATATAATATATATAGGATACTTAGGCGTCATCTTGAACCCAACGCAATAATGAGTTAGCAGTTCTATCTAACCGTGGGAACCAAGTACTCTTAGTCTTCTTAGTTAATGGTTGTCCAATCAGTTTAGCAAACTCTTCATAATCTTCTTTATTTCTAAAGTGCATAGAGATAGTCTTGTAAGTAGGATTATCTTCCTGCTTGTACTCGGGCATACCAACCCATTCTTTCTTCCACTCTACAGTTTTATCTTCCATACCGATAAACTCTGCGAGTGATGCTGGTGCTTCGGTATCTACTTCTACTCTTTCACCAACAAAGTTCTCGTACTCTGCTGATTCAGAAACTGTATTGTTCGGCATTTTTGCGATCCTTATATTTCTTGATTGTGTCTTGTAATGGTCCTGACCAATTATCACGATGCTCGATAAACACTTGTGGTTCATCATCGTCAACAGCAATAATGGTAACTAGTTGTGTAATAGGTAATTGAGTGATCTCTTCCCATGCTATAGCATAGAATGACTCTTGCATAAAATACGCTTCGACATACTTGCGAAGTTTTGCTTTCTTAGCAGTCTTGAAATCGATGATTGATAACTTGCCATCAAACTCAGCAACACAATCCACTCGTCCTGCAACACCTAGATGATGCGAGTACAATGGAACTTCTTGTGCATAGACTTTACCTATACGTGTATCTAGGATTTCTTTAACGTCAAGAAAGTTAGCAATGATGTTAGGCATATACTTCTTAGTATAGTCTGGTACATTATTGATGTAATCTTCGATGATTTCGTGAACAGCAGTACCGCGAGTAGAGGCGCGGAAAGAAATCTTGTCTGCTTCTACATCACCAACACGTTTGCGCCAAGCGGCGATGCCTTTCTCAGATAGAATAGACAGACATGTAGTGATAGAGGGATACTTTTTGCCGTCAGGCGTTTCGTAGTGACGACCAGTAGAAAGGGTCTCTGACTCTAAATCAGCATAACCCAGGTCGTAATTAACGTGTTCGAACATAATATAAGTCTCTTCAATTGAATACAAGTAGTATTATATCACAGGTATTCCACCAATGCAAGACTTATTTTGATTTCTTTTTCAATTCTTTTTCTAATCGTCGTCGCTCTGCTCTTGTCTGTGGGACAACAACCTGCTGATCCATTCCACGACCATCACTAATATCACTCTCATCTTTCTTCTTTTGTGGACTGGTCAATGCGTCTGGATATACTACCACTTCAACATTAGGCAGTTTAGGTATCTTCAGTTGGTCATGATTGTGATGCAATACGAATTTAGTATCAGGAAACTCGCGCATGATGTCACGCCAGACAGGGCGCCAGTTGTTCAACAGTCTATAGTTGTTGACTTGTGTTCTATCACTAGACAATACAAGGTCAGTCACACTTCGCATATTGAAGTCGAACAGAGTATCGAATCCATACATATGAATCTCATCTGCTTTATGTCGTGCTGCCGCATAGTGAACTGCCATGTGACCACAGTTAAAGTTCGTTGCATTGCCAGCATATTCAGGAACATCAGTGTAGAACTCTTTGATGTTAGGGGCGTACTTGAGATAGAATGCATGACGTTCATACATCCATGCGCGAGGACGTGTGCCTAGAATCCACATATACTGATCAAGTTGAACTGACCCTTCGGTCAATGCCATCATCATCTTGAAGTCGACCATGCACGTACCGAACACCTCATCTCTAGGTATCTCGAACGGAGGCATATTACAGAGAAGTTTAGTTCCCTTTCGTGGTTCTTTCAGATAGTGCTTCGCTTGATCACCGTTACCAATAATATGAAATACTTTACTCATTATACATTATCTTCTTTATCTGTTCTTTGCCCTTTGCACCTGTCCAGTGCATAGCAAGTTTGTTAGGATTGTCTTGACCATCAAGTAATTGTATACGTAACCAGTTGTATATATTAGGCACACTATTGATGTGTGTCATACGTGAAATGGGAGTAAGCATCATAGAGTGAAGTACTTCTTGGTCTCCTACTTTAGGGTTCTTTCGACACTCATCTGCCCACTTACGAAGTATATTAGGTTTGCCCTTCATTGCAACAACACCAGAGTTGTGCCATACTTCGCCTCTTCGTGCGCTCCAAGGTTTGTCTTCTACCATGCCTAGTTTATTATCTTCAACATGATCCCAGATACCCGATAGATCGCCCAGTACATGAATGTCTGTGTCAATCCAGCATGTCTCTTCACAAGGAGATGCAAGTAATGCTTGTGGTTTATAGAACCAACCACCAACTTTCTGTTTCTCCATTGTTATGTAGTCAGTAAATATATTATCAGTCTGTAACCATCCTTTCAATTCACGCGATACACCAAAGTCCATAAAGACAATAGGTGTCTTGTTGTGCTTAGTGTAGTGCTTAATAAACCAAGGGAGCATCCATTCTGTATTAGAATCGCATCCTGTTATAAAGCATCTGCTTGTATTAGACATTACTTATTATCCGATATTTGTTAGCATCATAATTATGCTTTGCTACACACCCACCTTCTTTTTGAATAGTAGTAAATGTATCTCTTGCAACTACAGGATGTGGATAGAACTCTTCTAACCAAGGAAAGATTGCAATGTTTAGAAATACATCTGTTGGTCTGGCATAGTCATAAGCACCCTGAATAAATGCTTTTGCTGCTTCAGGTTTGAGTCGATAACCATGTGCGCCAGGAAAGTAAGTCTTAGTTGTCAAAGGATTAACACCCATCTGACCACACTGCATATGCTTACCATAACTAGGTGCGCCAATATTGACACAACCCGTATAACTCATAACTCTAGGAATAGGCATAACTGCTACAGCGTCATGCTCGAATATTTGGTACTCGACATTATCTTTGATACACATTTTCCATAATGTGTAGTGTGATAAGAATGCAGACATACAGTTAAGTTTCACTGATCCCTCTTCTCTGAATCCATGCAGAGGCAATCCATAATAATCAAATAGTTTATATGGATCATCCTTAGGAGTAATAGCATTGAACATCTGAACATCATACTCAGGCGCCGAGGCAATCATTCTCTCTGCTACCTTAACAGACTCGGGTAAAGATTTTATTGTAATTACATATGATTTCATAATGAAGTTGTCGATTCGATACCTTGTACTTTAGTTACATAAGGAAACAATTGTCCCAGTTTGCGCGGTATTAGTTGTCTGCACATAATAGCATCGTTTGGCCAAGCACCGTATTCGTTCACTAAGTTTATTAGTTTCTGTGCGCCTTCGGGTTTAATGAAGTACGCAGAGTTTCCTGCTATGCCTTGTGGAATCTCAATGCTATCTATCTTAGGTGCTGGACTAACACCACGTTTCTTACTTACACTTTCATGATATAGTTGGGCGCGTCGAGTTGCTCCCATTGGATTATTAAGTCCTATTATATCATAAGGTGACTGAGATAGCAAACTATAATCTAATTTATTTGTAAAATATGCATCATGCTCAAATATCATTATGTCTTTCTTCTCACCTACACACTTTTTCCATAGTAGATAGTGTGACAGAAAGCAAGCGATTCTCTTATTAGGATCAACAGTTTGATAAGCAGACTTCATAAGACCAGACTGTAAATCAAGTTCTGTTCCTTGCCAAGGATAGTTCCAATTAAGTCTTTGCTGGTTAAACAATGTTGTTACACGATCCGGTGTGATTGCCTGAGTCTTATGAATCGTAAACTCGTTCTCTACTTTCTCTGAACTAGC